GGCTTTTGAAAACTTTCTCGGATTAGGAATTTTCGGTCTCAGCCCGGCTCAGGTCTTCGCGTGGATAGATGAGTGCTCCCCAAGGAACTGTCTGGACGTGGGCGGGAATATGGTTCAGCCTCAGCACCACTTGTTCTGGATCGGTGAGAACCTGATCAACGATCCAAACGTCATTGCTTGATGCGAGTGTTACCGGGTCACCAACCTTGGGTATGCGATTCATACGTTCAATCATTTCACCTCGGGCCTTGCTGCGCTAGGCCTGCTGATTTCAACTGAACGACCTACCGAACCTTCTTAAAACATGCCACCTAGAGGACAGAAGCCCAAACCATACGTTCTGAAGGCCGCCGAAGGCTTTCGAGGCCATCGCAAGCACGCTCAAGGTGTCGATGTGCCTGCGGATAGCTTCGACCCGCCATTCGAACTCGGGAAGGTTGCGCGCGCGGAGTGGGACCGAGTTATCGGTGTCGCTTTTTGGATCCGCTCATCCGATGCCGCGGCGCTGGCCGATCGCTGCGCCTGTTTTCAGCGGCTCCAGGAGTGCGAACAGGAAATCGACAGCGAAGGGATGACGGTCGTCACCGAAAAGGGTGTCCAGACCCACCCGGCGGTGCGCAATGCGAAGACCTACCGCACTTCTCTGCAGCGGTATGATTCCGAGCTTGGCCTGACCGCATCGAGTAGGACGCGCGTGGGCAGCGATGCCAAGCGCGAGGTCGACGCCATCGAAGCAAAGCTGTGTGGCTAACTACCGGCCGGACACCTGCTCATACTGCCAGACGGATACCTGGTGCGAGCAGCGTGCCAATGGTCGACCACAATGCCGCGCATGCAAGGCGGCGAAGTTTTACGAGAACGTCCTTTACCCGCCGCTCGGCCTGATTCTTGTTCCCTGGCAACGGCAGATTATCCGAGCATTGCTGGGCGAGAGCTTGGCGCAGACGGGCGGCCGGCGATACAAGCGCGCCTACATCTCGACGCCGAAGAAGAATGGCAAATCATTCGTCTCGGCGGGCCTGCCCATCTATCACCTCCTGATGGAGCCAGAGATGAATCCGGAGGCCTACGGGTGCGCCGCGGCGAAGGAACAAGCTGGCCTGGTGTTCAAAGCGGCCAAGCGGCTGGTGGAGGCGAATCCGGACCTCCAGTCACGGCTCAAGATTATCGGCAGCACGAAGCGCATCATCCGCAGGGACGGTGCTGGCTACTATCAGGTGCTCTCGGCTGACGGAGACGTGCAGGACGGTATCGAACCAAGCCTGCTAATACGCGATGAGATGCACCGCTGGAAAGGCGCGAAGGCGGAGACGCTCTACGACGTCACCACCAAAGGCCAGATCAGCCGTGCCGAGCCGTTGGACATTGCGATCACAACCGCTGGCGCCGAGTATGAGTCGCCACTCTGGTGGCGTGAGTATCAACTGGCGAAGAAGGTTCAAGACGGCTCGCTGACGATAGAAGACTTCTACGTAGCGATCTGGGAAGCGGATCAGTCGAAGCTCGACGAGGATCCGGAGTATTGGAAGTCGCGCGAAGCTCGAGTCTTAGCGAATCCCAGCCATGAGGACAATGGCGGCTTTCTTCGGGATGAAGCGATTGTCAGGGAGCTAGACAAGGCGATTCTTCAGCCGGCGGAGAAGTCAAAGTACCTGCGCTACCACCTGAATATTCCGGTGCAGCAGGCAGAAGACCCGATTATCAACATGGCGAAGTGGCAGGCCGGGCAGGATGTGGACCTGCGCACCTGGCCGATCTTCGACGTCGAGCTCCTGATGAGCAAGTGGGGGCTGGTCAACAAAACATGCTTCGCCGGCGTCGATGCTTCATGGACGATCGACATGACGGCGCTGGTTTTGGGCTTTCCTATCGGTGATAGCTGGACGCTGCTGCCGTTCATTTGGGTTCCGAAAGAGCGCGTTCTTGAGATTGAGCGCAAGTGCATGGTGCCACTCTCGCTCTGGATCGAGCAGGGCTTCGTCGAGGCGACGCCGGGCAATGCAATCGATCTTCGCGCGGTAAAGAAGCGAATCCGCTGGGCGCATCAGATGTTCGACCTCCAGCTTATTTCCTATGACCGCACGAACTTCCGTGTGGAGGCGATGGAGCTTTCCGATGAGGACGGGTTCGCGGTCAAAGAGGTGCCGCAAAGCTTCATGCACCTCAACGAGCCGACCAAGTTCCTGTTGGCGGCCTACGAAGACGGCAAGATTCGCCATGGAAATCACCCGGTCACGAACTGGCACGCATCCTGTCTCCAGTTGCAGTATGACCGCAAAGACCTCTGCCAGCCGAGCAAGCCAGAACGCTTGAAGACGGCAAAGCGGATTGACATCATGCAGGCGGGAATCACCATGTTGGCCGAAGGCCGCACAGCAGAGGAGAACACCATTCATTATTCAGGCTTGCGGAGTCTCGGCTAAGTGTTTCCGGCGCTGACCGACGCGGTGAAAGCCGCGTTCAAAACCGTGCGCGCGGGCTCCGGCGCGGAAACTCTCGCCCTCGACATCAGCGGGCGAAAGAACGTCGACGCATCCTTTGCGATCAGCGATCCGAACCTCGGCTGGTATCTGAGGAACGGGTATCCGCAGATCTATGCCATGCTCTCGGGCGGCATGCCATCGCATTCCGGCGAGACGGTATCCCTGCAGACAGCCTTGGGACATTCGGTCTTCTGGGCATGTAATCGGCTGATCAGTGAGACGGCCGGCTCCACTCCGCTCGCGATGCTCCAGCGGAAGGATGGCGCCAAGCGGTTGGCCGAGGACCATCCGATGTATTCGGCGCTGAGCAACGCGCCAAACGACGAGATGACCGCGATGACCTTCCGCGAGACGCGGACGAGTCACCGGCTGCTCGAGGGCAACGGATACGCATTCATTGAGCGGCGATCGGGAACCGGGACCGCAAAGGCACTGCACCCGCTGGACCCCGGGCAGGTCAGAGTCGATCGGGAAAAGGGCGGCCAACGCCGACTGGTCTATCTGGTAGATGACGGGAGCACGAACGGCAAGACCTATACAGTTGTCCCGGGTAAGCCACACGACATCCTGCACCTCCGCGGTATCGGCTGGGATGGCCTCAAAGGTTATTCCGTCGTGCACATGGCGCGGCAGTCGGTTGGAACTGCTCTTGCAGTAGAGAGACATGTCGGCAGGTTCTACGGGAACGGTGGAAGAACGCCATACCTGATCGAGATGGCGAAGAAGTTCAACAGTGATCAGGACTTTGACAAGTTCCGCACTGATTGGGAGACGACCTACTCGCAGCCGCATAAGGTTCCGATTCTGGAACCGAGCATGACTTATAAGCAGATCGGCCTCAATGCAGTCGAGGCCCAGATGCTCGAAAGCCGGCTGTTCGATATCCACGAGATTTGCCGGTGGTTCCTGATGTCTCCTCACCTCGTCGGGGATCTGAGCCGTGCGACGTTCTCGAACATTGAGCAATTGGCGCTGGAGTTCGTGAAGATTACGATGAACCCGCATTACACAGGCTGGGAGCAGGACCTCTGGCGCTGCGTACTGACTCCGGAAGAGAAATCGCAAGGCTTCTATTTCAAACACAACACGAATGAACTGCTGCGCGGCGACTTCCTCACCCGCATGCAGGGCTACTCGATCATGTTGCAGAACGCCGTAGCCAATCCCAACGAGATACGCGACCTCGAGGACTGGAACCCATACGAGGGCGGCGACAACTACCACTATCAGCTGAATATGCAGCCGGCCAATGCATCAGGTGGCCAGCCTGCGGCACTCGTGCGCGCGAGCGAGTAATGAAAGGACCATCCCCCATGGCAGCACTGAAAAAGCAGATGTCCGTTCAGATCAAGGCGCTGTCGGACGACGGCAGTTTCGAAGGTTTGCTGGCGGTCTATAACAACGTGGACCTGGGCCAGGATCTCATCGAGCCGGGCGCGTTCAAGAAGACCATTGCCGAAAAGGGAAACACCATTCCCCTCCTTTGGCAGCATGACCCGGACTTCCCTATCGGCAGCCTGACTCTGCTCGACGGTGCGGATGCGCTACGTGTGAAAGGTCAGCTGCTCCTAGACATCCAACAGGCAAAGACGGCCTATTCGCTGATCAAGGCCAACGTGATCAAGGGACTGTCCATCGGCTACGACACCGTCAAGGCCGAAGTAGAGAACGGCGTGCGCATGCTGAAGGAACTGCGGCTCTGGGAAGGCTCCATCGTGACCTTTCCGATGAACGAAGCCGCGATGATTACCTCCGTCAAGATGGTGAACGGCAAAGTAGTCGAGAGCAAGGGCGACTTCAACGAAGAGCTCGCGGAGAACCAGCTTCGCAGTGCCGGGTATCAGATGTTCGATGCTCTCTGCACTGCTCTGTGTAGCGTGACCTGGACCGCCGGGCTCGACAATTCCCAGAAGACGGACGCTGCGAAGATGATCATCGATCAGTTCGCGACGGCCTACATGACATATTTTCCGCAGTATCTGGACTGGCTGGCTGCGGAATACGGCGACATGGAGCTCATGGGCAAGCTGCAGAATGAGCACAAATCATTCGCAGGGATGCTCGGCCGCGGGATCAAGACCATCGAACTGGCCCGGGAGGTCAAAGAGGGTCGCGTGCTCAGTACCGCGACGAAGAAGAGCATGAAAGAGGCGCACGGTCACATCAAGAGCGCCGACGAGATTTTCAACGCACTTTTGGACGACGAAGCCGGCGACGAAATCGACGACGACGACCCCAATGAGCAAATGGGGAAGACGGGCGACGACGCCACTTCGGAGACGAAAGCCGCGGGGAAAGAAGAAACCGAGCCGGTCGTCGACCACTCGGCAGCCGAAGAAATCCTGGCGCAAGTCAGGTCGCTTATCCCAAAAGCGTAATTCAACGAAAAGGAAATGAGCACAATGGAACTCAAAGACCAGCTCACTGCGCTGCAGACCGAGCTCAAATCTCATTTCGACAAGGCTGCCGAGGAACAGAAGGCCAACGGCACCATGCGCGAAGAAACCAAAAACGCAATCACCAAGCTTCAGACCCAGGTCGATGCCATCGATACGAAGCTGGCCGACCGGCCCAACTCCGGCGCGCCCACAGTCAACGCATTCAAGGCAGCATTTGACGAGTGCGACGCTGTCCAGAGGCTGGTGAAGGATCGCAGCGGCAAAGCGGTCATTCACTTCAAGGGCGACGCCGTGCGCGAGATGCAGCGCAAGACGGTGCTCACGGAGAACGTGACGGGCTCGATCGGTAGCGATACCGGTGTTGCGGCAGGATATGCGACGACCGGCGTTCTGCAGATCGACCGCATTCCCGGAATCACGACAGAAGCGCGGCAGGTACTCAAGATTCGCAATGTCTTGACTGCCCGTCCGACCACGCTCCCCGTCGTCGATTTCGTGAAGGTGTCGACGCCTCTGAGCATCGCCTCGCCAGTCGCAGAAGGTTCGCTGAAGCCCGAGCAGTCGCTCAACTTCAGTTCCTCGTCCGAGCGGGTTAAGACCATCGCCTCATGGGTGCCGGCATCGCGTCAGATTCTCGACGACATGACCGAACTCATGGGCTTCATCCGTCAGAGCCTGCCCTATTACACGGACCTGGCGGAAGAGCAGCAGCTTCTGTCCGGTGACGGTACCGGGGAGAATCTGCACGGCTTTATCTCGCAGGCCTCGGCTTTCAGCACCGCTCTCCTTCCTTCCGCCGCAAGGGGCTGGACGAAGATAGACGTCATTGGCTGCGCGGTCGAACAAATCACGATTGCCAAGGAGACCGATCCGACCTTCGTTATCCTCAACCCGAAGGACTGGTGGGATATCCGCCTGACCAAGGATGGCTTCGGTCGCTACATTCTGGGCGACCCGCAGTCGACAGTGCAGCCGAACATCTTCGGCCTCGATGTGGTCTACACCACCTCGATTGCACCGGGCACCTTCCTTGTGGGCAGCGGCAATCCGATCGCGCAGGAAATCCGCGACAAGATGGAGATGGTTGTCGAAATCTCCACCGAGCACCTGGATTATTTCGCGCGCAACTTGATTGCCATCCGCGGTGAGAAGCGCCTCGCCAATGTGGTCAAGCGCCCGGGCAGTTACGTGTCCGGCTCGTTCACGACCAGCCCGTAGTTTTGCTGCTAGTTGCCATCCTGGCGCCTCAAGACATCGGGGCGCCAGTCTTTTCCGAGACATGAAACTCATCGCGAATCGCCAGCTGACTGGCACCTATGGCACCGTTACGGCCGGCCAAACCTTCGAAGTTGAAGATGCCACGGCTGTGCAACTCATCACGCAAGGCGTAGCGCACAAGGCCGACCCGCCACGAGTGGAATATCAAACGAAAGTCATTAAGCCGGAAGCTCCCGAGGTAAGCCCGCGGGAACCCTTTCGTGACAGCCTTATGCCTTACGAGGAACCGGCGGCAGTGGCTCCCGAAAGCAATCGAATCGTTCCGCAGTCAGACATACCGGAACGCAGAGATGTTGATCGTCGCAGACGGCGAGGACGTCCGCGATCTGGTTCCTGACGACATTCGCCTGATCCACTTGGCGGAAAAACCGTTCTCGATCGGAGAAAAGCGCAACTTCGGGGTCGCGCAATCGCGTGGCGATGTCATCTGCCATTGGGATGATGACGACTGGAGCGCGCCAGAACGACTTCAGCGGCAGATAGATGGCCTGCTCTCGAGCGGCCTGCAGGTTGCCGGCTTCCATTCGATGAAGTTTACCGATGGAGCGAAGTGGTGGAGCTACAAGGGCATCACGACGTATTCGCTCGGGACATCGCTTTGCTACTGGCGGTCGTGGTGGGAGAAGCATCACTTCCCTGCAAAGAACATTGGCGAGGATAACGAGTTCGTCGCTACATCTGTCGCGGCGAAGCAACTGTACTCGGAAGACGCGGGAGACCTGATGCACGCGACGATTCACTCAGGCAACACAAGTCCACGTTTCTTCGGGACTAACTGGAAAGAGCTATGACGGCACTGCTTATTGCGATCCTGATTCTGATCGTCATCTCGCTCGCGATTAACGCGATGATCCTGGCCGCGATCGGAGACGTGCTCGCATGGTCGCGGCAGCGCTCCGGTCCCCGACTAGACAATAGCGACTTGCGTCAGATTCTCGCTATGGCGACGGAAGCTGCAAGGGAAGCTACAAAGGAAAGCGAATCGCGGATTCCGTGGCCAGCGCGCATTCCGCGTTACGACGCATGAGTAAGGCATGGTTCGCAATACCTTCAGCCCGGCCATCACGCGAGGCAAACGAATCTCTCGTCAGATGGCGTTGCAAGGGCTATGGCGTCTCCATCTGGCGCGATTCAGCGGAAGGCGCACCGTTCTGCAACCTCCTGACGGTCGGGCCTTATCCCGGATACGCCAAGGCCGTGAACGCACTGGCGGCCGAGATTCTTCGAACGGATCCGGAATGCGAATGGATCGTTTGCGGCGGGGACGATACGCTCCCCGATGAGCGAAGCGCAGATGATATTGCCGCAGAGTGTTCAGCCCATTTCAAGGGCACGCTGGGGGTCATGCAGCCCACAGGCGACCGCTGGGCAGATGGTTCTATCGATCGCATCGCAGGCAGCCCGTGGATGGGCAGGGACTGGTGCCTGAGGGCAAACGGCGGGGCTGGTCCGCTGTGGCCTGAATTTACTCACATGTACGTGGATCAAGCCCTGCAAGAGACGGCCATTCGGTGCGGAGTCTTCTGGCAGCGGCGCGACGTGACGCACCTTCACCGGCACTACCTCCGAGATGCGGAACGAATCGATGCTGGCGTGAGGTATGCGGACCCGCCGGAGCACCTGAAGAAATGGAACAGCCCACAGCACTGGAGAGAGATGGCGGCCATTTACGAAAGGCTGAGAGCGCAGAACTTTGCGCCGTGCATGCCGGTTGGGGCGGCTGAGAGAAGCGTATGAACGAGTCCGAGAGGAAGATATGGAACGAGGCCATTGAGGCAGCCGTTCAGGAAGCGCGGCTCGCCGACGTGGATGTTCTCTATGGAAGCGCGGGAAACAAGCTGCGGAGCGAAATCATCAGCCGCATCTGGGGGCTAAGCAAATGGGCTGACGGTGGAGTCATAGAAAATCGTGAGCCGTTCATCGTCGGCGAAACGGTGCGCAATTGCCACCACGCTCCCTGGGACAAAGAGAAATCTTGATGGATATGCCCGAAGAAGAAAGGAGCCGCGGAGAATCGCCAGAGCTGACCGGGGCGCCTCAGGGTGCCCTTTGTCATATGCCTGTGAACTACTCTCAAGGCGAAGAGCAGAAGCACATCTTGGAGCATGCTGGCGATTCGGGGCGGTTTCTCGACATCGGTGCCTGGCATGCGAAGAACCTTTCGAACACGCGCGCGCTGTACGAGCGCGGGTGGTCTGGCGTTCTGGTCGAGCCGTCACCGGAGCCGTTCTTGGGGCTTCTGAAGGAGTACGGCGAAGACGAGCGGATCAGTTTGGTATGTGCCTGCGTGGGTGGCGTGGAGACTCTCGCGCAATTCCACGCTTCTGCCGATGCGCTGAGCACGTCCTCTCAGGAGAACTTCGAGAAGTGGCGGGCAGTGGGTGGATTCTACGGTCGCTTTTACTCCCCACGTGTCGAGCTAGACTACCTGATGGAGCGGTTCGGGGAGTTCGACTTCGTCAGCATTGATGCCGAAGGGTCGAGCGTTCAGATCTTCGGCGATCTACTGTGCCTGCCGCGCTTCATTGATGGGATAGGGCTTCCGAAGTGCATATGTGTCGAGCACGACGGGCGTAACGCAGAGACGCTGCTGATGGCGACCGCTGCCGGGTACCGCGAGGTTTACTTCAGCGGAGAGAATCAGGTTTTCGCGCGCGGTATCAATGGCTAGGGCAAGCCTTGCGGCGATCCCGAGCCGATAGCACCTTGCCGCACCTTGGGCATGGCAACATCTTTTTGGCTGGACCGCCGTAGGTTTTGCGCATCAGGGATAGTTCGCGGGCTGGATTCTTCATGCGTTCACCGCGAGGAAGCGCTCAACCATCTCGCGGATCGCTGGATCGCTGGTATAGGGGCTATCGCTGCCCTCTGGCTTGAGAACGCTAAGGAAGTTGGCGATGGCGCGTGCAGTCCATGACGCGTACGGAGAGTAGCGAACCACATCCCAGGGGCCAAGCTGATCGCCGGCAGCCGTCACTAATACGGGGATGCCATAGCTGGACTGGGAGTGATCGGTCGAAAGTGTGTACTGGGTGCTGTGTGCATCGAATGTGACTTGCATTTGGCATCTCCTGAACTGATAAGAGATTAGCACAACATCGCTGTTGTGCAAGAGGAAAAGTGAAGGAATTGGAGAAACCTTGGTAACGTTTCGCAGCCGCTGCGTGGTCAACGTGGCCACCGGCCGCTTCGTGATCGGTCAGAATCGACTCGATTCCCTTCTGACCGTCCCGCTGGTGAAGTGGACTGACCATCTCCCCCCCACTTCACCGGCCCATAACGATGTGCCCTATGCATTCAAAGCGTGGGCGCTATACGAAGCCAGCAAGCAATACACGACGCTGCTCTGGGCGGATGCCTGTATCGTTCCGCGCGACCTGACGCCGCTCTTTGAGCGCATCGAGCGCGAGGGCTATTGGATGTCAAGGAATGGCTGGACGAATGCCGAATGGACGGCGGAGTCGGCTTATGAGGATCTCGGAATCACGCGAGAGGAAAATGCACGGATTCCGCATGTGGTGGCGACCGCGTTCGGTATCAGTCTCAAGCACGCCAAAGGTGCCGGGTTCCTGGGCGGGTATCTCAGGCTGGCGCAAGCGAATGCCTTCCGGGGCCCGTGGTGGAACAGCAACCACCCTGAGCATGGGAATAACCCGGGCGCGGTGCCATGCGGAGACGAAACAGTCAGAGGCCACCGCCATGATCAGAGTTGCGCCAGTGTCATCGCATGGAAGCTCGGCTTCGAACTGACGGAACCGCCGAATTGGTTTAGCTACAAAGGTGCCGAGACGGTGGATACAGTGCTCATCGCTGACGGCGATTACGCATGAAGCTCGTTGGCATGATGCCGTGTCGCAACGAAGACTGGGTACTCGGCACTTCGGCCCGTGTGGCTCTGGAGTGGTGCGATGCGCTGATGATCTTCAACCATGCCAGCACAGACCGGACGCAGGAGATCATCCGCGAACTGACCGACGAGTTCCCGGACCGCGTCTTCCATGGCAGAGATAAGGACCAGGAATGGCATGAGATGGACCAGCGGCAATTGCTGCTGGAAGCTTCGCGCGAGATAGGTGCGACGCATCTGGCCATCATCGATGCAGATGAGATTCTGACGGCGAACGTCTGGCAGCAGGTGCGCAAAGCCGCAGAGACGATGCGGCCGAATCAGCTTATGCAGTTGCCCGGCTACAACCTGCGCGGCAGTCTGGATCGCTATCACCTCACCGGCATCTGGGGGGAACGCTGGTTCTCTACAGTCTTCATGGATGACCCCAGGCTGAACTGGAAGGGCGACCGGTTCCATCATCGCGAGCCAATGGGCATGACACTGCATCCCTACCGGCCGATTCAGCAAGGGCAAGGCGGCATCCTGCACCTCTGGGGCGTCAGCGAACGCAGGCTGAAGGCCAAGCACGCGCTTTACAAGATGACGGAGACGCTGCGCTGGCCTAGCAAGTCGAGAGTTGAAATAGACAGGCTCTACGGCCTGGCATTCGATCCGCGATTGAATCTGCAGTTCGATCAGGACTGGCGGTACGCGGCAGTGCCGGATGGCTGGTGGTCGCATACGGAATATCTGAAACTCGACTCTCTTCCGTGGCAGGAATGGGAGTGCGGGCAACTTTACCGAGAGCATGGCGCGGAGCGGTTTCAAGGACTGAATCTTTTCGGAGTCTGTGGGGAGGCTGTGCATGAGCATCTGGCTCGATAATTACGGCTTCACCCAATACGGCCTCTATGGAGCGCTCGACCGATTCGGAAGCCTTTCGCTCACCGACTCGTCCCCGGCACAAAGCTGGACCGAGCCGCTGGATGTGGATCTCGTAAAGGACTACTTGAAGGTGCCATTCCGTTCGCCGGCGGATTCCTTCGAAGACATGCAGATCGGCATGTACATCTCCGCGGCGCGCGAGCAGGCGGAGATACTTCAGGGCAGGGACCTCGTTCCGAAAAGCTGGGACCTAACTTTTGACTACTGGCCGTCGTTTCGCATCCGGCTCCGCGATCCGCTGAAGAGCGTCGATCTGGTTACGACAAAGGATTTCACCGGAATCGTTACTACGCTGAATAACGGTACTGACTTCATTGTTGATACGACGAAGCATCCTGGCATCATCACGCCGCCCTATAACATGACGTGGCCGGCCTTCTCCCTGTGGCCGACGTCCTCGATTCTGATTCGCTTCACGTCGGGCTATTCGCTCGCTGACCCGTTCTGGAATGGCTCTGGAGCGCGGATCAAGAACGGCATGCTGCTACTCATCTCGGCCTGGTACAACAACCATCTGCCATTCGAGAAGGGCGTCAGCTGCACGAACGAGTATCCGTATGCAGTTACATCGTGCCTGAGCTACGGAGCCATGGAGCGCGCGCGGTGAAGTCATGGCCGCAGATTGACCCCGGCGAGATGGTGCACCAAGTCACGATCCTGCAGCAGACGCAGGCCACTGACATCTCTGGCGCCATCACCGTTTGGACGCCATTTGTCACAACCTGGGCGGCAATCGATCCAGTCAGCGGAACGGACGTCCTGCGCGCCGGGCAGGACACGACGAAGCTCTACCTGAAGATCCGCATCCGCTGGCAGACGGGCATTAGTCCGAACATGCGCCTGCAGCGCGTCGATGGAACGCAATACGTGATTCAGGCAATTGAGAATCCCGGGGAGCGCAACGTGATCCTGACCCTGTTCTGTCTCGCGTTGGGAAACTACAACTAGTGGACATCAAGGTAGATGTCCAAGGGCTGAAAGGCTTGGAGGATGCTCTCGCCTCGGCTGGTCCGAAGATCGCGCGCAAAGTCATTCGCAAGGGCCTGAATGCGGCTGCGGACGTGGTTCTCGATGCTGTCAAAATTCACACGCCAGTCCTCACGAAAGGCACGCCACAGCGCCGCCCTGGAGAACTTAGAGACGCGATGGTGAAGAAGGTCACGCTCTCGGCCAAAGAGGAATCCGGCGTTGCCATCATCGGCGCCGAATACAAGAAGGCTGATGGCAATCAGTCCCCGGGCGTTTACAACACCGATGTTGAGTTTGGTTCGATCCATAACCCAGTGCCGATTCCTCACATGCGGATGGGGTTCGACGAATCAAAAAACGCCGCCCTCGATGCATTCGTTGCGGTTGCCAAAGAAGGCGTGGAGTCGCTGAAGTGATCGATCAGGGCCTTGTCCTGCTGCTTCAGGGATCGCCGGCAGTTGCCGCAATCGCCCCGACTGGCGGATTCAACACGCAGCTTCCGCCCGACAAGCAACTGCCAAGCTGGACCTTTCAGCTGATATCCAGCCCATCTGACCTGACATTGCAGGGTCCGATTTCGCTCACGATGGCTCGTTACCAGTTTGATTGCTATGGCCAGACGAAAGCACAGACGATCCTGCTCGCCAAGGCCATCAACGACGTGCTCGACGGATTCGCAGGAATGCTGACCGATCCCGACGCCACCATCGTGCAAGTCGCTGTCCGGTCCAACATGCTCGACTTTTTCGATGATGATGCTCGGAACTACCGGCGCATGCTCGAATACCAAATTCAGTATGTAGCACCCTGACGTACTGAATATCCCCCAACCCACCACACCCGCCGTTTGCTGGCGGGTTTTTCTTTGCCCGCAAAAGGAGAACACGCATGGCACGGTCTAACGCAAACGTTGGTTACAAAGCTACTTTCGAAATCGGGACCAATGCGAGCCCGATTTCGTATACGCAGATTGCGGAGGTCAAGAGCATCAAGTCGTTCGAAATGACGACTCCGGTGGTCGACGTCTCGCATCTGCAGAGCCCGAACTTTACCCAGGAAAAGCGTCCCGGCATGATCCAGCCCGGAACCGTGGAACTGAGCGGTAACTTCACCGGCGATGATAGCCAGATGACCATTCTGGGTATGCAGCAGTCGGGCGAGGTCTTCCCATTCCGCGTCCAGGCTCCGGTCAACAACAGCACGAAGACGTATCAGTACACGGGGACGGCGTTTATCTCGAAATACACCCCGGGTACATTTGAGGCGACCAAGGTGAACGAATTCACGATCACCATGGAAGTCACCGGATTCGTCACCGAAGACGTGCTTGACACCGCGATGCCCGATATCACCTCGTAAGGACTGAAATGACGCAGAAGAAAGTGCCTAATGCTGTGACCGGTGGGGTAGATGTGGAAGTTGGAGGGCAGAAGTACACGCTTCTGCTCTCCAACCGCATCATCATGGAGATCGAAGACGAAACCGGCCTCGATCTCTACGACCGCGACAACCTCCTTCAACCCAAAACCAGATTCATCGCGACGGTGTTCCACGCATTGCTGAAGCGCGCTGGCGCCGATCTCACCTTCGATGATGTCGTTGAAATCTGTGCAGGTAAGAACCGCGCGCCAATTCAGCTGGCGATTATCACGGCCATGGGTAACGCGCTACCGACCGAGGAGCAGGTCAAACTCTTGGACCCTACAATGGCGGGAGCTCTGAAGAAGGCGCAGCAGACGGAACTCGAAGCATTTCAGAAGGGTTTCGGTGGCTCGACGGCTGGGCGCAAGCGCGCGACCTCGGCCTGACAACCGAGGAATGGCTCGAGATCACCCCGCGTATGGTTGCGGCGCTGCGCATCCGCCGCCACCATCGGTTGCAGCACCTGGAAATGCTGGCGGGAATCATCGCGTCGACCTCTGCGAACTTCAGCTTCTGCCGTCCGGAAAAAGCTATGTCGCCGGCAGACTTCATGCTTCACAAGCTCCCGCCAGAACCCGAGAAGCCAGTCAGCTACCTAGACATCCGTGCGGCATTCGGCTCGCGGATCAAGCAGCCCATTCAGTAGTGGCGACTAGCGACATTCCTTTGCCGCCCGACGTAGAGCGGACAAGGCTCTCAGACCAGCTTCTTTGCGCGCGGGATGTGGAGAGTCCAGCGCGTCCATCACGATCTTGAAAGACTCTACGGCCTGACGGGACCGTGGGTTATGTGAGTGAACCAGAAGGACTCCCGTGGAGCTTTCCGACGAAGGAAGCGCCTTTCTCAATTGAGCGTCTGCGCGCTGCATGGCATCGCGCTCATGCAGCGATATGAACGTCTCGCGAAGTAAAAGCAGGGCCCGGCTTTTATCGGGCAAGGCTTCCGACTGCTGATAGGCGACGGCAGCAAGTTCCAAGAGAGCTAGTTTTGCCGGGGGATGGCTCGTTTCATACCTAGCCACAGTCGTTACGGTCTTGCCCAATAAGGCGGCGAACCCTTCTTGCGTAATTCCGATAGTTTCCCGTAGCGCGATCAATGCCGCGCTGGCAACGTGACGCTCCCCACCATTCGTTCTCATGTCATAACAATAGCATGACATAAATAAGTCATCAAGAGCAAAGGAGAGAGTCCGTGGCCGTTACTGTTGGCACACTCGTTATCGACTTAGCGGCGAACACCGCCTCCTTCTCCACTGAGATGGGAAAGGCCAGCAATCTCGCGGCAAAATCCGCCAACGATATCAAGCGATCTCTCGAAAAGATCGCGCTTGCCGGGGCAGCCATGGCCGCGGCGCTGGTCACGGGAACTGCTGGAGTCATCCGTAGCGCACTCGATCAGGTTGACGCTCTGGGAAAAGCTGCGCAGGCAGCCGGCACAACTGCAGAAACACTCTCCACACTGCAATACGCGGCGAAGCTGTCGAACGTCGAGAGCGAGCAGCTAACGAAAGGGCTGGAAAAGCTCTCCCTAGCCGCATTCAAGGCGCAGGGCGGCAATGTCCAGTTGGGGAACATCTTCAAGCGTCTAGGCGTGAACATAATGGACGCCAACGGGCACCTGAAGGACTCAGGAATCCTGCTCGAAGAGATGGCGCCGAAGTTCGCCAACATGGCGGACGGAGCCGGAAAGACGGCTCTGGCGCAAGCGCTCTTAGGTAAGGCGGGGGCAGGGATGATTCCCTTGCTGAACCAATATGGCGCGGAGCAGGCGCGCGTCAATGATGAGGCCCATCGCTTCGGATTGGTGCTGAGTCAGTCGACCGTAGACGTTGCGATGAAGGCGCACGACAATCTCGATCGCCTGACATCCGTGATGAAGGGCATGGGATTCTCTCTTCTCTCCGCTACGCTGCCAGCGCTCGATCAGTTGCTGCAGAAGCTCATCGACATTGCGGCAAAGGCGAACCTCCAAGACCTCGCCAAATCATACGGGGAAAAGGTAACGACAGCCGTGCACGCGCTCGGGGATAGCTTGGATTTCGCCACGCAGCATGCCACGGCATTGAAGCGGGCGCTGGAGGCCCTGATTGCCCTCAAACTGGTGGCGATCGCCATACCAGTGCTGGGAGATTTGAACAAAGGCGGCGCGGCCAACGTAGGCAAAGGCATAGATAAGTTCACGGTTGGATTTCTCGGCCTTGAAAAGGTGCTCCCCGTCCTCAAGGAGTTTGGTGGGTGGCTGAAGTACACCACTTCGTTTATCGGCTTACTGGCGGCCGAGGAAGGCGTCGCATCCGCTGCCAGCTATGTCCTCGGTGGCGCCTTCGCAGCCATCGGCGGCCCGATTGGTATAGCCGTCGCCGCGATTGGTGGCATTGTCGCACTGCTCTACACATTCCGTGATGCCACCTTCAGCCTGGGCGGCACAACGTATGAGCTGCGCGATACATGGAACGCCGCGTGGCTTGCGATGAAGGACGTGGTTGGCGTGGCTGTGGACTTTATCAAGACGCGGTTCGAGGACATCAAGGTCGGGTGGACGGCTGCCGTCAATTGGATCAAGGACAACCCCATCGCCCAAGCCATGACCTTCGACTTTGGTGGCAGCGCCTTTGAAAAGTGGATCGCCAGCAAACTCGGTGTTCCCGACATTGCAAATAAGTATCTCGATGAAGCAAGGAACCAGCGGCTGGCGGCCAACGTCCCCGAAGGCTACACCACGGGGGGTAATCACCCGGAGCATCAGGACTTCGGACCGCCGAAAAAGGACCAACCGGACACCTCCGGTCTCGGCAAGGCAAAGAAAGATCCTTACACCGATGAGATCGAGAAACTGACTCAAGCCATCGAGGCGCAGAGGGCCTATCTGGCGGTCGTCAATGGAACTCCCGAGGCTATCCAGGCTGCCACGGCTGCCGAGAAGGCCAACGCGGTCATCGTGGAGATCAACAACAAACTCCATGACGAAGGCCGCGCTAAGCTCACAGCGCTACAGCGCGCAACGATCGAGCAGAAGGTCGCCACCGAAGAATCCCTGAAGTCTCTGGTCGATTACGGCCGCGAAGTCGTTGGCCAGGAGCACTCTGCGGATCTGTCGATTCAGCAGGCCAGAGTTCTTGCTGTGGCGAATGCAGAGGGAGATGAGGCTGTGCGCCGCGCGACGGTCGACAATGCCATCCTCGGCCTGACCTACAGTAAAACGGCAGAGCAGATCGCAAAGATGGCACCGGAATTGACTAAACTCCGCGGACTGCTCACGATCAAGGCCAACATCGATCTAGTTGACGGGATCAATCGCGACATCTTTGCGATCCAGCAGGAATCGGCAGCGCAGGGGATTCTGAATGCGGCCATTCTCGAGGGCATAGATGTCCAGCGGAAAGCAGAGATTGAGGCGAAGACTTATGCGATCAACCAGCAGATCGCCGCTGCATCGGACGACACGGCGCGCCAGGCTCTCATCGCTAAACGCGATTTAATGGTAGAGCAAATGAAGGCGCAGCAGGCAGCTTCTGACCTCAGCGCTGCTGATAGTGAACTGAAGAGCCCGCAGGAGCGCTATGACGATGAAATAGACTCTCTGACTCATCTCGCCAATGCCCTCAAAGGAGCACAGGAGGGCCGCCTCACCTTTATGCAGGGGCTGGAACTCGCCTCGCGTGCGGAGGATGCGTTCAACAAGAAAACCGATGAGACAGTGAACCTGTTGCTTCACTTCGGCAACGCCAGCGATGGCGTCCATGCCTTCTTCCTGGACATGCAGAAGCAGGCGCAGAGTACGGGATCGATCATCTACGAGGCAATGCATTCGGCTTTCGACAAGATCTCCGAGAACCTCACTCAGTTGGTCACCGGCGGCAAAACCAGCTTTGCGAAGATGTTCGAGGACATCGGCCGGCAGATGGTGAACTCTGAGATCAAAAAGCAATTGCAGGAAAGCCTCGGTAAGCTCGGCCAGCGCTTCCCTGGACTCGGCGGCATGCTTGGCACAACGGAGACCGCCAAGCTGGATGGATCCAGCCCGAATAACGCACTGTGGGTGCGCATGGCCTCTGCCGATGGCTCGGAGCTGACGAACTTCGGCCAGCCGCGGACCACGAATGAACTTACAGACCTGATCGGGCCGAATCCGAAGCCGGCAGCATCCGCTCAGCAGAGCGTATCGCAGATCAACCAGATTGCGCAGCATCCCCCAGTCGACATGAAGAGCGCACTATCCGATTTGCCATCCTTCATCAAGCTGCTCGGCGGGATGTCCTCGCAGAAGAGCCCCTTCGGTGAAAGTCTCGGGCTGCCAAAGACAAGTCTCGGGATGCCAAAGACAAATGAGTTGGATGACTTGCTTGGATCAGGCTCCAACACGGATCAGAAAGCCGGAGATAGCTCCGGCGGGGGCGTCGCGTCCGCTCTCAGCTCTATTCTTGGTGGCTTGGGCGGCATGCAGGGTACCCCGAAAGGAACGGCGTCGAGTCCGTTCTATGTGAAGAATACTGGCGGTTCTTCGCAGGGCGGACTTGGCAATCTCTTTAGCGGTTCCGGTAGTTCTGCGAATGATGGCTCAGATGGCGGTGACGGGACGGGAGATTCTGGAGGCGGATTCTTCAGCAACCTGTTTTCCAAGCTAGGCGGCCTTTTCAAAGGCGGCAGTTCGGGCGACAGTTCGGGTGGAGATTCCGGATCGGGTGGCGATTCCAGCTTCTGGAGCAAGCTTATCCCTCACGCAGAAGGTGGCCCGGTCTCGCCAAGCAGCGCCTATCTGGTCGGAGAGAAGGGACCGGAAATCCTGACTGGCATTTCGGGAAACATTACGAGCAACGCCAACTCGATGCGCGCGCTTTCCTCTGGGGGCGGTCCAACAATCCATTACTCCATCGATGCGCGCGGCACTGATCCTGCCTTAACGGAGCAGAGGACGCGGCAGGCAATTCTTGCTGCCCACAATTCCTCAGTGAACCAGAGTCTTCAGGCAAGCGCGGAGCGCATGAAGCGCGTTCCTAATAGGTAACTATGGCCCTGACATTGATCGATATGCCGACAGTTCCGTCGGCACCGCAGACTGTGGAATGGACGATCAACGATATCGTGGCGACGAATATCTCACCGTTTAGCGGTCAGCAACAGACACAGGACTGGCAGGCAGGCTGGCTGGAAGCATCCATCTCCATGCCTCCGCTGACTCATGTTCAGGCGCAGGCATGGGTTGCTTTCCTAATGCAGTGCCGCGGGCAAGTGAGTGCATTTCTCTTCGGCGATCCTCTAGCCGTCGCTCCTCAGGGAAGCGGCAGCGGCACGCCCCTAGTCAACGGAAGTTCTCAGTCCGGATTCTCTCTTGCGACAAAGGGATGGACCGCTGGCGCCTCGCGAGTCCTTCTTCCCGGCGATTGGGTCCAGGTAGGCCAGCGCATCTATCGGGTACTGACAGCGGCAAGCGCAGACGGGAGCGGGAACGCCACACTGAGCATCTGGCCGCAATTACGCGAGTCTCCTGCAGATGGTGACGCCATCACGCTGAACAATACGCGGGGAGCGTTCCGGCTGAAGTCGAACTCGCGCAAGTTTTCCATTACCGAGGCTCGGTTCTATGGCTTTCAATTTGAGATTCGCGAGGCTATCTAGACTATGCCACGGAGTATGTCTGGGCCTTATGCCAATGCCATCGCGTCGGATGAAACGAGGCCCGCTCTCTTTGTCGAGATCAACTTCGTTTCTGGCCCCGTTTATGTCTGGACAGGCATTTATAGCATCGTCTGGAACGGTCACACGTGGGTGGGAGTCGGAGCTCTAGGCAGTATCTCGACAATCGAAGAGGGCTCAACCGTCGAGGCCAAGGGAATCACTGTATCTCTAAGTGGAATCCAGGCTGATCTACTCACGGACATTCTGCAGGAGTTCCAGGTTGGACTTCCGGCCATCGTCTATCTCGGATTTTTCGATGACACATTGACGCTGATTCCGGACCCGATCATCTCGTGGGCCGGCAGAACGGACCAGCCAACCATCGATGTGGACGGCTCAACAGCAACAATCTCTATCAACTGCGAAAACCAGCTTGTAGAGATGAATGTCGCAGTCGACCGCCGATACACGAACGAAGACCAGCAGTTGGATTTTCCGGGTGATCGTGGCATGGAATTCGTGAACTCTATTCAGGATGCGCGGATCTTCTGGGGCTCGGCACCTTCTTCTAAAAACAACCTCTGATGACGCGACGTCCCGACTGGCAGGAAAGATTGAGTCGGTTTCTCGGCGTGTACGCGAGAAGGCCGTTCCGCTATGGCGAGTGGGACTGCTGCCTCTTTGTCTGCGACGCCGTTCTCGAGATGACAGGAACGGACCTCGCGGCGGACTTCCGAGGCGCCTATGCATCGCGCGAAACAGCCTATGCCGCGATCTGCAAGGCCACAGGAAAGCGATCAGTGCGCGCGGTAGCGGAATTGGTCACGCGCCGCGCTGGAATGCCACAGGTGCCCATCCTGTATGCACGGCGCGGCGATGTAGTGCTGATTCAACGGAAGACGGACTGTTCGCTCGGTCTTCTTTCTCTCACCGGCAAGGAGATTATCGTCCTGCGTTCACGCATCCTATGCAAACTACCTATCTCGCACGGACTCCTGGCCTGGCATGTCTAAATTCGTAGGCATCGCCATCGGCGCGGCCGAGATTGCTACCGGAGTCCTGCTCGAGGTCTTCACCTTCGGTGCATCTACGCCGCTGACCATGTTCCTGATCTCCTCTGGAGCCGGAATGTTGATTTCCGGCATTGGGACTCTGCTCTCCGGTACAGTACATGGGACCAGCACGGGAACCCGCAACCCCATTGCGCCGTGGAACGTCGTCTATGGACGTGCGAAGGTAGGTGGCACACTCGTCTACTTCAACGAATTTGGCGACGACAATAAATACCTCGACATGGTCTTCGTTCTGGCCTCTCACCCGTGCCAGAGCTTCGACGCTTTACTTCTGGATGGGCAGAGAGTCAGGCTGGACGGCAACGGCTGCAGCTTTACTCCTACGGAGCAGACTGTATCGATCGTCAGCATATCGCGAACCAATGACGTTGTGACCGTTCAGGTCGCCGCTGCAATTACCGACTTGCAGACAGCGGACTCTATCCAGATCAAGAACGTTTCCGGTGACCTCGACTCTGACAAGACGTTCAATGGCATCTTTCCTGTCACGGTCATCGATGCGACGCACTTCAGCTATATCAACGGTGGCCTGGCTAGAACGCTGACCGGCACAGGGCAGGCAACGACGCTCTGGCCGAACTATAAGGCCAAGATTCACGCGGAATGGTTGTTGGGCAATCACACAGCTACCTTTCCCGGAATGCTGAATGGAACTCCCTATGACGGAGACCCTGGAAACCTCGTCACCTTCGACAGCAATCCTTGGGATGCAGATCATAAGCTACTTGGCAAGACCTCCGTATTCCTGCGGCTGCATTATAACGATGAAATCTTTGCCAATGGTCTGCCGACGATTTCCTTCCGCATCTCTGGGAAGAACGACATCTTCGACCCGCGCGCATCATCGGTTTCGAACATCCTGCAGCGGCCGACGACGCTCCTCAATGGCTGGGGAGGCAACGCGCATGTCGGAGCTTACGAAGAAGGCGTTGACCAGGGCCAAAACTTCGGCCTCGATAGCGGTACGACGAGCGGCTACCAGAATCCCGGCAGTGCAGTAGATGGAGATCTAACTACTAACGCTTCGGCCGTCATTCGCCACAGCCATACTTACGCCGGATGCGTCTGGCAGTTCGAGTCTTTGCCCGCATCGCCGGTGCCGGGAACGCTCTTTCTCAACATCCTCTCCGCAGTGAATCCGTTCACATTTACTGGACGATCCGCAGGTATCTGGTATTCGCTCGATAACGGAACGACCTGGACGCAGGTCTATAACTCGCCAGACCATCCGCAAGGCTGGGACAGCATCCCGCTCTCTCCAATAACAGATACAAGCCAGCTGCAGGTCATGGCATTTACCGATGCTCATGACGACATGGGCCACTATGTCTACGATATCCAGCTTTCGACCGGTCCGGGAACGTCGAATCCCGATGGAACTGGATACACGGAAAATGCCGCTCTCTGCATTGCCGATTATCTCTGCCAGAAGACATGGGGCTTCAAGGCAAACTATGGGACGGATGTACCGATTGATCGGCTTATCGCTGCGGCGAATATTTGCGATGAACCGGTCCAGCTCGCATCCGGAGGGACAGAGCCGCGATATGCCTGCAATGGCGGATTTCCACTCAGTCTGAAGCGCGGTGAGGTTCTTCAGAATCTCCTGACCTCATGCGCCGGAAGAATCACTTATTCCAACGGTCAGTTCGTCATCTGGCCTGCCGCATGGATGGGGAGCAGCTTCGTGCCCGATCCTCCGTTCCCTCCTGCTCCCGGAGAATCGGTGGCGTGGTCCTTTGCGACCACTGGCCCCGGGGGCGGAGAATTTGACAATCCTCCGAGCATCTTCAACGGCGGCTTCGGATGCTCCGGCAATGCCAACGGAACTCTCTACTCCGGCATTCTCTCTGTGTCCGGTGGGCAAACGATCTTGGGACAAAACAGCGTTAGCCTCGTCTGGGGAGGCTTCCAGATGCCTCCGGAGATTCCCGAGGACGCAGTCATCACCCACGTCTATCCAGTGGTGAAGGCGAACATTACCCCGGGGGGATTTCAGATTATCGAATGCACCCCGGCACCACCCGGACAAGTCATTTTTCCGATAGGTGGCAATCCGCTCCCCGGCATCGGCCCAGATATGGGCACGGTAGAGGGGGTATCCATCGGGGCAACCTGTCAAAGCACCGTACCCATCCTGTCCTTCATCGGGATGCAGATCAGCTTTGTCGGGATGGCGGTCTATTACACAACAGGCAGCGATACCAACCCAGTGGTGCCATTCCCGGGTGCCACCGAAATTCAAGCGATTGCCGCAGGCCCTTTCCGCTGGCGCCAGAAGGTATCCATCCGCGACCTCTACAACGGGGTCAAGGGGACCTATATTTCGCCCGCGAATAACTGGCAGGCCAGTGATATTCCTCCATACGCGCAAGACTCGGATCACGGTTATTCGAGCGGCTCTCCCCTTTATCCCTTTGGCGATGCCAACCTTGCAGCCGATGGTGGGGATCGGCGGTGGTTCGATATTCAGCTCCCGTTCACGATCTCCTGTCCCTGTGCGCAGAGGCTCTGCAAGATTGAATTGATGCGGAGACGCCAGCAGGGCACCGGGACATTCCTCTTCAACTTATCCATGTATAAGACGACGGTATTGGATGTCGTGCAGCTGACGTTCCCACTCCTCGGATGGACGAACAAGCTTCTGGAGATCAGCGCTCATAGGTTCACGCTCGCGAAAGAGAATCAGAATGGCGTTGAGGTTGTGCGCCTGGCGACGGAAATCGATGTGCAGGAGACGGATCCATCTATCTATGAGTGGAGTCCGAGCGAGGAACTGACGGCGCAAGGATTCCAGCAGAGCACTTCCGGTACCCCGAGCACTCCCGGAGGAATCTCCTCCACCTACCAGAACAATCCGCCCATTTCCCTTTCACAGCCGAGTTCGACGGAAATTGATCTCACCGCAGTCATGGTCACTTTTGGCAATGGGAATGTCGTCAATTACAACGCGCGCGCCATCACTATCACGGCAGTTACAGATCCTACTTGGCTCTATGTCTATGTCGTCGACCCGGACATGCTGGGAGACATCGCGGGAACATCCTTGACGGCGAATGCTGATCCAGCCACGACGAACGTCGGCGTTACTGGGTTTATCTATATGGGCGCGATCCTTGCCCTTCCAGACGGTAATGCCACGCAGATTCTTGCCGGTGGCTGGCCAGCGCCTCAGACGTTCCAGGTCGGTTCCTGATGCCACAACCTACCACAGGCATCTTCCTGAATCAGAGCAATCCGGCCGCGACCGGGGGCGATCAGACTGTCATCTTTCAGACAGACAATGCTCAGCCTCAGCAGTCGGTCACGGCCGTTCCCAAGCGCGCCACTCTGGACTTGTTCGGCACCGTCAAGCCAGACGGCACCACGCTGCAGATCGGGCCTGATGGCACGCTCTTTGCAGTTGCCGGGAGCGGCGGTGGCGGCGGCGGTGGTGGCGGTGGTGGCAGCACCGGCACTACGCTTATCCGCGAAGATCTCACGAGTTTCATCGACGGCTCTACGCAGGATTTTCCGCTGAGCTTCACGCCGACCGGCGGCGTCGACATCGTCTTCTACAACGGCGTGGGGCTCTATCCCTATGATTCGAGCTACTCGATTCTCGGAAGCACACTGCATCTTAATTTTGCTCCAGTCGTGTCTCCTGTTCAGGACAGGCTCTGGATTCTGTACTCGCCCTCGTCCGGCACCACGCCCACGCCGCCACCGCCAGACCCCACACCGCTGGCGTTCCGCGGCACGGGAAGCGGGGCGGCCACATCCGGTTCGTCGATTACCGTTCCTTGGCCGTCGGGAACAGTGGTGGGAGATTTCGTTGTCATCTTTGCAGCATCGGGCTTTACCCCATCAGCCCCAGCAGGATGGACGACAAGCTATGGAGGCACACCATTCTTAAATTGGGGCGCCGTTGTCTGCTCGAAAGTTCTGACCAGCGGCGATATTGCGGCTGGTTCTGTCGCAGTGCCTGTGAGCGGGAGCTTCAACAATACATATGAAATAGTGGCATTCATCGGACCTACAAACGGTATCCGCGAAGCGGATGGACTCAATGATTCTGGGAGTACCTCAGCTATAACCACATCGAGTGCCGTGACAGCGGGCGATTTCGCTATCTATTTTGGTTCAGCTAGAAGCGACGCTACTAACGTCTGCACGGTAGATCGCGGGGTGTTGCAACAGCAAGCCAGCGACGGAAGCATTGGATCAAGCTGTCTCTACACTGAATCGATTGCATCGTCCGGCACAGTGATGACAGCTAATTTCAACTACAGCGACGGCTCTATCGCTTCTCAGCAGGCGATTGTCATCGTTAAGCCGTAACGGTCAAACTACAAACCTTCCCACCTAAAAAGAAAGCCTGATTCACATATGAAAAAGCTGCTCACGCTGCTCGCGCTGTGCTGCGCGCCGATGTCGTGTGTCCGGGCCCTTGCGCAATCAACTCCCTGGAGTTCCATCCTTTCAGCCCCTACAGGCTCAGGGGCGAATACTGGCCTGGCAATAGACTGGTCACAGACCGGGCTTAACTCACAGGGCGGCATTCCCACCACACGCACGCAATGCGGCTCGACCATCGCCGCTACAGGCTCAGATCAGAGTAGCGCCATTAACTCGGCGCTTTCTGGCTGTGGGTCTGGGCACTTTGTGCAGCTGGCGGCCGGTACTTACACCATCAATTCGAGCATCAGTATCCCGTCCAATGTCACTTTGAGGGGCACGGGCGCTGATCAAACTAAGCTGAGTGTTCACGGGTCATCCGCGGGCGCGATCAATCTGGGCTCGGGGGGTGTCTCCTATACGGGTGTGCTCAACATCACTTCTGGTGGCGGCGCAGGCTCCACATCGCTCACCCTGAGCGGAACAAGCGGCGTCTCGGTGGGCAGCTATATGGTTGTCAGCGAGACGAATGATTCGGCCTATGTTACCAATCTCGGCGGCGAAGGTACGGCATCCTGGGTGGATGGCTGGTCTACCAACGGAACAAGGGCACGTGGCCAGATCGTGGAAGTGAGAGGTGTCTCCGGGAATACCGTAACCATATTCCCTGCGCTCTATTCCAGCTACACCCATTCACCGACAGTAGTTCCCTTCAGCGCTACCAAGTTCGCAGGTGTAGAAGACCTGCAAATCGTAGACAACAACACCGGCTATACAAACGACATCTACATGGCCAGGTGCGCCTACTGCTGGGCCAAGGGCGTCGAGGTCAACTATACGGGCGGCGACTTTGTCGAGATATCGTGGGGCTTTGGTGACGAGGTCAGGAACAGTTACTTTTCGAATGCCTATACGCACGCGCCAGGTACTACGGATGCTGATATATTCGTCGACTACAAGACGAGCAATTCCCAGATCGTCAATAACATATTGGAGCGCAGCCACGCGGGCATCATGCTCAACTGGGGCGCGGCTGGCAACGTCATCGCCTATAACTTCACCGAGGGCGAGTTTGACACACTTGGTTTTAACTTCGTCATCGGCGGCATCGACATGCACGGTGCCCACCCACAGTTCAACTTGATTGAGGGCAACAACGCCACGCTCTACTATCCCGATCAGGTGTGGGGATCATCGAGCAACAACACGACCTTTCGCAACTGGTTTCGGGGCACCACGCTGATATGTAATCCGTTGACCGGACGGGCAACGGTCAACTGTACGACGGTCGGCACCCACGGCAATGCGGGTGTGAACGGCTGGTTTACCACTCAAGATTCCATTCCTGAACAGATCGCGCATCTTTCTACATACGACAACTTTGTCGGCGATATCGCTGGATCGGAGGCGCAGCAAGCTCTCTTGACCACGCACATCCCTATTGTTCACTGGACGCAAGGTACGACAGCCACCCGCGCCGGTTTCTCCCAGACCAACTGGAACATGACCTTCGGTTATGGCGAAAGCAACGACGATGGCACGGGAACCTCATCTACTTCGGGCTGCTCTAATGCTTCGACCGGCCCATGTCATGGTGTGCTTCCCTATAACACAGCCACGATCTACAAGACGTACACGCATTCAAACTCGACGACGAACTGCATCCTGGGCGGCACCTCCGGCACTTGTTCGGCTTCCCTGCCCGCATCCTTCTACCTGTCCGCGAAGCCTTCATGGTGGACTTCGGCTGTGGCCTGGCCTGCAATCGGGCCTGATGTTTCGGGCGGTGATGGGCCGGGCGGCCACACCTCGCTCGCCACAGCGAATCCAGCCACGTATTGCTTCACGCATTTTATGAGCGGTTCAGAAGGCGGCGCGGCCGGTCCTTATAAGTTCAATGCAAACACCTGTTATCCGGATTCAGCCCAACCAGCGCCACCACCACCGG